CACAATATAATAATGTTAAGAATAATGTTTTGAAAGAGAGAGAGAATGCGCGAGCGCGTGACGATGGAAGTTGTCGAATGCCGGATGACTGGTACCTGCCCAACGAGTGGGGGCAGTGGGCAATGCACGAATGCAAGCGTGATCGGGACTGGGTAATCGCGGCTTCGAAGAAATTCAAGGATTACTGGCTCTCGGTTCCCGACAGCCGTGGTTTCAAGAAAAACTGGCGATCGACATGGCAGAACTGGTGTCGGAACACCTTGCAGCGCGAGGCCAAGTACAACCAGGCCAAGCCATCTGACCCGAAAAGCAAGTACAGCAAATTCTACGATGGGGTGCTCTGATGGAAATCGGCCGCCTCAAGGAAGCCCTTACGGACAAAGCGCAATCCGTCGCGGAATACCTGCTGCCGAACGGTGTCAAGCAGACCAACGAGTGGCGTGTCGGCTCCGTTGATGGCGAGAAGGGGCAAAGCCTCGGCGTGCACCTATCCGGCCAGAAAGCCGGGGTGTGGAGCGATTTCAACGGCGGCGAGGGCGGCGATCTAATCGACTTGTGGGTCGCGGTTCGGCGCGTGCCGCTCGCCCAGGCGATGCAGGAGGCCCGCGACTGGTTGGGGTTCGAGCGTCCGAAACCGCACCGGGAACCGAAGAAAAGCTATATCCGGCCGCCGAAACCGAAATGCAACGCGCCGCGAGGCCGGGTGAAGGATTACCTGATCGAGGAGCGCAACATTCCCGACCACATCCTGGCGCAGTACAAGATCGCTGAGCAGGGAGATCTGATCGTTTTTCCATTCCTGCTTCCGGATGGCGAGCTTGCGCTGGTGAAGGTTCGCAAGGCTGAATCTGGCGCGAAACCGAAGCCGACGACCACGAATGCCGAGCCGGTCCTGTTCGGCTGGCAGGCGATCTCGGAAAACGCCCGCGAAGTGACGCTCACCGAAGGCGAGTTGGATGCACCGTCGATGGCGGCTTACGGCTGGCCCGCGCTTTCGGTGCCCTTCGGCGGCGGCAAGGGCGGCAAGCAGCAATGGATCGAGAACGAATTCGAGCGCATGGAGCGCTTCGAGAAAATCTATCTCGCGCTCGACATGGACAAGGGCGGCAACGAGGCGGCGGAGGAAATCGCATCGCGGCTCGGGCGGCACCGTTGCTACCGAGTTGCGCTTCCCCTTAAGGACGCCAACGAATGCCTGACAAACGGCATTCCGAAAGAGGCCATCGACAAGGCCATGCGTGAGGCCGTCAGTCTCGACCCGGAAGGGCTGCGCAAGGCGAGCGATTTCACGGATGCGGTCATCCACCTGTTCTGGCCGGCCGATGGCGAACACGTCGGCTATCACACGCCATACGGCAAGCTGAAGGGCAAGCTTCTGTTTCGTCCGGCCGAGATGACCCTGTGGAGTGGCGCATCCGGCGCCGGCAAGAGCCAGATCCTTTCCGACTGTGCAGTGGACTGGATCAAGCAGGGCAGCCGGATTTGTGTGTCCAGTCTGGAGATGCGCGCCGCGCAATCGCTGAAACGCATGTGCAAGCAGACCACCGGCATTGAACGACCGTCCGCAAAGGCAATCGGGGATTCGCTCATATGGCTGGATCGGGGATTGCTGCTTTACGATCTGGTCGGAAAGGCTGGCGTTGCCCCCATTCTTGAAGTCTTCGATTATGCCCGCGCCAAATATGGCTGCGATCAATTCATCATCGACAGCCTGATGCGGCTCGGCGTCGCCAGCGACGATTACACGGGCCAGGAAAAGGTTGTGTTCCAGCTCGTGGATTGGGTGATCGCACGGGGCGTTCACCTGCATCTTGTTGCGCATTCTCGCAAGGGAACGGCCGCCGCCGGAGCGCCTGAGACCGAGGACATTAAGGGCGCAATGGAGATTGGCGCGAACGCCTTCAATATCATGACCGTCTGGCGCAACCGGCCGCTTGAAGATGATATCCGAAAATTGGAAGTTTGCGGAAATCAAGAAGAGGCCGAGCAATTGAAAGAAAACCCCGGCGTGCTTCTCAATGTGGCCAAGCAAAGAAATGGGGATTTCGAAGGAAAAATAGGACTTTGGTTTGACCAGGATACTTATAGATACTATTCTGCTTATGACCGGTCGATGTGGAATCGCGACTATTTGCAAGTAAGCATGGCGGCGTAGAGAGAAAACCGATGAGTGACGAATACAAGTTTTTGAAAAAATACTACGACAACGCGCGCCTTGCAGTTGATTTGGCGCTGTCCCTTGGGGCTAAGGGGACGGATTCGGGAAATATCTCAAATTTTAGCGATGTCCCGCCGGATTGGTGCTGCCCGTGCTGTAGCCGCGATAAGCGACAGATCGCGAGGCTGGATAAGAACGGCAATCTGTATTGCGCACTTCATCTCCACCACGACCATTTTGGGGACGAGGTTCTGAACAGGATACCGGATGGGTTCTATGTTCCTAATTTTCGCGAAAGCTTTTGCCGGTTCAACGATATTTTGGTCTGCGCGGACTGCAACGTCGCGGAACCGCGCGCCAAGGCACTTGTTGGAGCGCCTTCATATTTCTCGTTTGCGCCATACGAGATTGCGATTTTCATAAAAGCCCGCCCATGCGCTCCTCACGCCGTGGACGATACGATGGCGAGGAAATGCTACGAGGCGGCGGTCCCTGCGATGAAACTCATTCGCGAACGGCTGGCCGCAGTTCTAGATGCTCAGAAAAACCAAGTCGATGACTTTGAAACTCTCGGCTCTGCCGCTTGGCGCGCCCTGAAGCGCGCGAACGAAGTGAGGAAGCTCAATGCGAAATAACGGAGCGTGCCGGATGCAGTCGGCATCTGATCAACCGGCATAGGGCGCGGATGCGGGAAGAAGGGAAATTGAAATGAGCAACGAAACGAAAATACCTGGCGTCAAGTCAGCACATCAGATGGTTACGCCTGTCTGCCGAGCAAATCGTGGTATCGACGCCGCTTTCGCTGAGGCCCTCGCCAGGATCAAGAAAACCTATACGCAGCTAGCCGGATCTCCGCACAACGACGGCGTAACATGGCATCTCGTGTTGGTTCGGGAAGATTTGGCACTCACCGGCGAAACTGGCACTCAAAATCATTTTGAGTGCCAAAAGCGAGGAAGCATGAGCGAACCACAAAAACTTACCTTGAAGGATTTCAAGGCTCAAATGGCTGTAGAAAAGCAGATGAAGACAGACATTGAAATCGACACGATGAGTTCCGGCGAATTTTACCACTACATGCTGGACAAGAACGGCTTTGAGTGGGCTAGGCAGGCAAACCGGATGGCAAATCTTGGTCTTGATGCGGATGCTGAGCATGCGTTGGGCACGTGGTTCGCCAATGCACAGATGGCTATGACGGACCGGCAGCATGCCGATTATATCAGGCTTCGCCTTGATGCGGAACAGGCAGAAGATCAACCCGCGTAACTTGCGCATACAGCGCCAGATAGTTGCGCATTGCGCATAGGGAAATTGAAAATGAGCGACAACATCGTCGAACTCGGCTGCATCACAAGGCTTGACCTACCGCCGGAGAAGATCTTGCGACGCGCGATCGATGCCGATCTGGAGAGCGTTGTCATTGTCGGTTACGACCGGGACGGCCGAGAGTATTTCGCCAGCTCGATCGCTGACGGCGCGCAGATAATATACCATCTCCAGCGCGGAATTTGGAGCCTTAACAAGATCACAGATCAGGACGAGGAAGGGCTGTCAGCATGACCCACGAATTCACCCCCGACTGGAAGCTTTCACAGCAAGACCAGTTACAGGTTCACCTGTCGATAGCGCTCACGAAACACGTTCCCGGCTGGCCTGGCGCGACTGATGAACAGCTTGCCGCCGTGGCGGCGGACTTGACGACGGTCGATTCACCGAACGCTGACGCCACCTCAGAACAAAAAGCCAAAGACATCATGGACGAGGCGTTACTGCCGAAATGGTATTGCGACAACGGGGTTTATTCTGCCTGCGTCTCCGCCATCGCTAAAGCGATAGACGATGCTGTGAGGGAGGAACGGGAAATGATCTTAACCATTCTGAACAATCTGGCATCTGGCTACGCCAAGAATGCGGCGATGCATGAGGATGGCACCCTCGAAAGCGTTCATCACTTGAACCGCCACAGCGCCATGCTTGAAGCTTATGCCACCATTCGTAGCAGGAGCCAGTCATGACCGACACCATCGAAACCACAGAGAACGTATTTGAAGCGAAGGCGCGGCAGATCGTGGAGAAAATTCAGCGCGACCTGTTCAGATCCGACATTCACCCATCGGAGGCGAGAAAGGAACACATCGCCGCCATAGCCGCCGCTCTTGAAGCTGAAAGGCTGGAGGAACGAAAGGCGTGTGCGAAGATCCTCATGCAGCACAGCGGTCGATTTTTACGCCAGTTCCATGAGGCTGACAGGATTTCTCTGGAACTCGGAAGAGTTGTGGCTGAAGTCAGAAATTGGGCCGCCGCTATTCGTAGCAGGGAGACGGGAAATGAGTGATTGGCCAAAGCACGGAACGCCTGCGTCATTCGGCGATCTTATCGGCCCCATTTGCGATGCGATCCGGTTCGCCTACAAGCTTGAGCGGCAAAATACCGACAAGGATATCCTGTGGCAAGGGCTGCCAAAGGGACGCCCCGAGCTTGCCCACACGCTTCCCATCGATCAGGCGCTGAGTGCGGAAAATCTGGCATATTCCCTTGATGAGCAGGACCGCGATGCTCTCGAAGAGATCCTAGCGGTGTTGGCGCAATTGGCGTTCGAACAAGAGCGCCGAATTGCTTATGAGCACCACAGTACATGGCTCAAGCTCATCGAATTTAAAACCGGGTCCGATGAACTCACCAAGCCAATCCGCGAATATCTTATTGGGGAACAATCATGAAGGAAAAATCCCAACTGGACTACCGCCTTCTTCTCGGCGAATGCGAGATACGGGAATCTCAAGCCAAGGCCAGCATCACCGAGTACATGGACATCTGCGAAGACCTCTCCCGGAAGCTGGAAGCCTCACGGCATCGGGTGGAGGAGCTTGAAGACAGGCTGAAGAGATTTTTGGAATTGATAAACCTTCGGGAATGGACATTGCAAGGCAGTCCTGAGGAAATTCTCGAAGCTTTCCGCACCGCCCGCTCCACTCTCGAAGGGAAACATCCCAACGCAGAAAGCCTTGCCGCCATGCAGGAGCTTGAAGACGGCGGCGGGGAGATGTTCTCCAGCGTAGAAGCTCTCATGAAGGATCTGGAAAGCGATGATTGACGAAGACGCCCTTGTCGAAGCGATGGCCCGCGCCATGTGCCTGGATGGTGATCCAGATACGATCATCCATCGCGTGAATTACATAAATGGTGAACCTCAGAAAGAGGTCGAGAATTTGCCAAGGTGGAAGGCTTATGAAGACGACGCCCGCCGTCAACTCGCCGCTCATCGGGCGATGATCAAGGCAGTCGGCGAACTTGAGCGAAAGGGCTTCGACGATTGGCTGAATAGCACGTTCCCAGACAAAGCCCCTCAGGAGCCGCGAGAAGCCCCGGAAGCCTCCGGGGTACTACGGACGCCAAAATCAGACTAACCGCCGCTACGGACGCGCTGTGACCGATACACGAGGGGTTTGAAGCCATGACATGGATTGTTGACGGTAACGGAACGCGATGGGTTGAAGTTCCCCAGCGCAAACGGCGCAAATCTCCGCGCGCCCTGCGCTTCGCCAACATCAAGGTCGGCGATCAACTGACGCTGAAACCGAAGCCGAACTGGCACAGGGGAATCCCCCATTACATCATCGTCACCGACCTGTGGTTCGATCCCGTCGCAGGTCAGGAAAATCCCGTCGC